ATAAATTCCCAACCAGGTAACAACCAATTAAATCGCAACCCAAAAGTTTTTTGTGCATTTAAGGCATTTATAATACTATCTTCTAAAGTAGATTCAAATTCACTGGTTAAAGGCGGAAGTATTAAATCTATACGTGATCCATTGGGAATATTTTCACTTAATGCTACAACACCATTTCCTAGTCTATCTTTTCCACTAGGTTCGTTATTTGTAATTCCAAATACTCCTAAGCCTTTACTTTGAATACTAACAACCTTTGCATATATAACTTCTCTTGTGTCATTTGTCCAATCTAAATTTAAACCATCGTCTGTTTTAGGTAAAACAAACCTAATTATAGTGCCTATTCTTAAATACATATATGGAGATATGTTTGTAGTTTCTCCAATTTCTTTTGCTATAGTAAATTCGTTTGTAGTATTGTCGTAACTGCTTGGAACAGCAAAAAATCCTGTACTATTAGCATTTGTTGTTGATACACTACTCCAAGATATAGAAGTTGCTGCACTTAAAAAATCTCTGTCTAATGCAGTACCTGCAGGATTATATTTTTCATAATAAAAGTTTCTTGTATTTGCATCTTCTAATAGATCTTTTATTATTGTTGACATTATTACACGACTAGTAAGCGTACTTGATGTACTAAGTGTTTTTCTTCTTGCAACATATTCTTCATATATATAAGCATCTTCTCCAAATATATTTAAATTATTATAGGTACCAGTAGGATCATACAAATCAAAATATCTACTATGACCGCTGTGAGTCCTGTTTATTGACTTAGCTTTTACTATTGCACTACTAATACTTAAAGGATATACACTATAATCTTGATCTGTAATCATTCTATTTTGACTAGAATAAACCAAGGGTGCATTAAATTTAATACTTTCCAAACTTTCTGTTGCAGTCGCACTTGTAACAGTATATTCTAAATTTGCTGTTACAATTGCATTATAACTAGAACCATCAACTCCTATATAGGGAATTGTTATTTCTATATCTTGTACATCATCAGGATGCAACAGATATGTTTCATTCAAGCTAGTTCTATACCAAAATCTTAATAAATTCACAGGTATATCACCATACTGCCCATTAGCAAATTTTACACTAATAGTGTCATTATCCCCTGTGATAACCTGAAATATTTTACGAATTCCTCTGTTAATATTATTGTAAATTACGCTATTACCAACCAAATTATCAACTTTTGTCCAATTATCTGTAACTGTGCCATCATTACTAATACTTTGTACCCATATATCATTTTCATTAATATTGGTTATATCTAAATCTACAACTCTGTTTTCTATTGCATCTTCTATTAATACATCTAGATTATTAAGATTTCCTTGCTTAAACATTAGAAAAAATCCAGTATTGATACTAGATAAACCATTACTGTCATTACGGTAAATTAAATCAAAACTGCTATCTGGATTAGGATCTTTTTCATAAAAATATAATTTATCAGTAAAATCCGGATTAATTATTTCAAAAGTTTCTGAATTTCCTAATACTGTCGCACTAAATCTTTTAACAATATCTTCTTTATCTAAATCACTGTTTACTCTATATGTTTGTGTTAAAATACCATCAACACTGCCTGATTTATAGGGGTCTCCAAATTTATTAGTACTTGTCATTACCTCATTTATAATTGTAATGAAGTTATTATAAGCATTTTCATCATTTAGATCTTCCCAGGAAACAATTTTTCCACTTAGATTTTCATTTTCACTATTATAGATAACTTGATTTGTTTTAATACTTGATATTTTCAATAAACCCTGTGCTGGAATACATCTGTTAGGTGTGTATCCTAGTTGTCTAGCTAGTCTAAGTACATTTGCTCTACCTTCAGCTGTTGCGAGGAAATTTTCTCTACTATCTAAGTCTACTCTAAAAGCATAAGAATGACCAACATAAGCAATTAGATCCAAAATAGCCACAAATTCACTAGATTCTATCCAATCATTATAATTTTCTGGATAGTTATTTCTAATATAATCAATTAAAGCATTTCTTATACCATCATAATCATAGCTTTTAAAATTTGCATTACTAAAAGATTCATAAGCTATTCGATAATCTTCTGCTGCAAACAAATAATTTTGTCTTACACTTACAGCCATTTATAATTCCCTTGCATTTTCTGATCTTGTATCAAAGTTTATAGTCAAATCTGTTAATTCCTGTGTAGGAACATAGGTTAAATTTAAATTTACATTGTATCCATTATCATAACTATCTATTGCTATATCGTTTAAATTAAATCTAGGATCTAAAGACACAATTCTTCTTACATCTTCATTTATTAAATCTTCAGTTTCTTCAGTTTGAGGATCAAATATTAAATTAGGTATTATACTACCAAATGTAGGCATCATCACTCTTGTGCCTCGTCTTGTATAAAAATGATTTAATAAATCTCGCTTTGCACAATCAATATTGTAAATACCAAAGTTACCAAAAGATCTATTTATGGTAGTAAAACCTTTTATAGCAATTTTTTTAATCATGTAAAAACAATCTATTCATATTAATCTTATTTATATTAAAAAAATAGTTGATTTTTTATTTAACACAGTTATAATAAATTAATAATTCCATGGAGAAACAATGAAACTAATCGCAGGAAATTCAAATCGTTCTCTAGCATTAGCTATTGCCGAACATAGTTTTAGCACACTGGTACCAGCCAAGATTGATAGATTTGCAGACGGAGAAACTTCTGTAGAATTCTTAGAAAATATCCGAGGAGAAGATGTTTTTATAATCCAATCTACCAGCACTCCGGTCAACGATAACCTAATGGAACTAATGGTTATGATTGATGCAGCTAAACGTAGTTCTGCACAACGCATTACAGCAGTTGTACCTTATTTTGGATATGCTAGACAAGATCGTAAGAGTGCAAGCCGCACACCGATTACAGCAAAACTAGTTGCTGACCTACTTACGACAGCAGGTGCCGATCGTGTACTGACTATGGATTTACACGCCGGACAGATACAAGGGTTCTTTGACATTCCTGTTGATGATCTTACTAGCAGGATTATCTTTGCAAGAGATATTAAGGAACATCAAAAAGACAGTAGTGAATATGTGTTTGTAAGTCCAGATGCAGGTGGTGCTGTCCGTGCTCGTAAGTTTGCAGACGCATTCCATGGTAACATTGCTATTGTTGACAAGCGTAGACCTGCAGCAGGTAAGAGTGAAGTAATGCATTTAATAGGAGATGTGGAAGGTCGACATGCTATCCTAGTAGATGATATCGTAGACAGTGGAGGTACATTATGCAATGCTGCAAAAGCCATTATGGATGCAGGTGCAATTGATGTAAAGGCCTACATTACACATGGTGTATTAAGTCGTAGTGCCTGTATTAGGGTAAGAGAGAGCGTTTTAACTGAGCTAGTTATCACTGATACGATTGCAGATCACTGTGAAGATGGTTGTAGGGTAAGGCAGGTGAGTGTAGCAAATTTATTTGGCGAAGCTATTAGACGTGTAACCAATGAGGAATCAATTAGCAGTTTGTTTATTTAAAAAAAAAGGTTGACTTATTTTTTCTATGCTGTATAATGATATTATTAGTTAGGCAATGCAAACAAAAACTGGACGAAATTTTCGTCCAATTAACCTCAAATAGGAGAAACAATGGCTACAACAGATAACGCTGTACAATATGATGTACGAATGGTTCGAGAATTTGCACCATACCTAAACCTAAGTGCCTGTGAAATTGACAACTTAATAAAGTTCACTAAAATGGGCATTGTACAACGAGAAACAGTCGCAGAAGTTGCAATGTCTGCTACAGGTGACTTTAGAGGTGATAGTGCTATAGGCAGAGACTTTGATGACGGAACAGATGCTAAGACAGTTGTTTCATCTGCTCGTAACAATAACAAATTAAAAGGACAATGGACCAACTCGTTCATGGTAAGATCCGTTACTACTAAAACTGGAGATTTACGTGTCATAGCCTATAACAAAATATTGGATCAATTTCATTACTTTTATATACCTTATTCGGCCTATCGTCATATCTCAAGTTATATAGAAATAATCATAGAGAGGAGTACTTGTTATGACGGTGAGCCAACCTTTACTGGTATACCACAACGACATTTTAAATGGTGGGAGTACGAAGTTTCATCCTTTGCGGAGCTTTGTAACCGCCAGCCAAATAAACTTTAGAAAAAGATTGACTCTTTTTACAAAGGTTGTATAATATTATTATCAGTTAGGCAATCCACAACACACACAGGAGACAATATGTTTGAGAAAGCATTGTTTAGCTACTCAGCAGGATGGCTCTACTACACAATCAACAAGGAGCGAAAGTTTGTTGCTCGTTTCAAGTATCGTAACCCAATCACCAAAGCCAAGTTCGTCAAGCAACTCATTGCCAACCACACTCCAGCAGAATATTTTGAAAAGCTGGACAACAGCGAAACACCAGTAGGCATCCTGCGTGATGCTGATCCAGTTTGGTATGCTACAGTGATGGCAAAATAATTTTAAAAAAGATAAAAATAAGGGTTGACTTTTTTAGTCA